CTTCAGAGGGGGCGGGTGAATTTGTTATTCAAGAAACCGATGATCGGATAATGATTCAAGCTGAACCCTGGTATGGCAGGATCAAAGATCCCACAAAGGTCCCCCCTCATTGGTGTACTGAATATTCCTTTAAGCCTATAGAAGGGGACATCTTGGTTTTTCCAGGCTTCCTCAGTCACCAAGTTATGCCAAATAATAATGAAGATGATCGCATCAGTGTATCATTTAACTTCCAAGTCTATGATCAATGGGAAACGGAAAAGGAAAATGAAGATGGTTAAAATAGAAAGCTTAGATAAGTTAGCCGGAGGATTACGCGCAAAGTTCTTGAGAGATGAGATCGAACTCTTGAAAGAAAGGACCAAGGGGCAAGCTTCGGGGCACATACATACGGCTATCGTTGTACTCGAGGATCAGTTGTATGTCTTAGAAGGTACGGGGTTGGATGATGATGGATGATAGATTGATAGACATCGCAGCTAGGATAAATGAGTTGACCAAAGAGGTTGCGGATGCTGAGTGGGATCAAGATCCGAGGTTTGAGGAGCTAGGCCAGGAGCTTAGAGTTCTTAGAGCCTTGCATAATAAGGGAGTTAATTATGAGCCAAAGTTCTAAACCTTTAATTTTAAACTGCTACACTTCGGATGAGAGAGTGTATAATAATGCTAAGATCAACTATGCTACAAAATTCATTCCCGATTGGTTTAAGAAAACCCCGAATGAAATAACGAAAGAAAATGGAGAGGTGATTGGAACTATAAAAAACTGTCATGGTCTTACAGAAATGTACAGAACAGCTATAGTTATCCCATGTTGGACGGACTTTACTCTAGAGATACTAAATAAAGACGACGAAGAGATGTACCGATGGACTACACCTAAACAAAAGTTTTCTGTGCAGCCTCACTCACAAGAGCAATTTCAAAAGTTCGCGGGTAAAGACGGGACTTCTATTAAGTTAATGTCTCCTTGGCTAGTTCAATGTGACGAAGACGTTAATTTTGCGTGGCATCAGCCGACATGGAACATGAGAGATATTTTGGATAAGCTTACTCTTTTACCTGCGACAATAGATTTTTATACGCAACATAATACGCATATAAATTATTTTTTAGTGCGACGAGACTTTGAAAGAAAGGTTGTGTTGAAAGGTCTGGAACCTCTTGTAATGATTCAAGCTCTGGACGCTAGAAGAATAAAAATAAAAAATCATTTGGTAACTGAAGCAGAGATTTCAAGACGATTCTATTGGCGTTATGACTTCGACGTAGAAAAAAAATTCACTCGCAGGGCGTTTCGAAGTGATACAATAGCATTACAAAAGCGCATTGAATATCTAAACTCCGAGGAGGATTGTCCTTTTCAAAAGACTGAAGAATAATAAGTAAAACAAATATTACGGATTAACCCGAACAATTCTTCGACTTAACGCCAGCAGCCAAAAAAAAACTCCCGCCTTAGTTAATACCTAGAAGCGGAAGTTTTCTTTTAAATGGCAGACCCAATGACAAGTCTATCAAATAATGAAGATATTATGAGTATAAAAATTATATCATAATATTTGTTTTAAGCAACACTTAATCCCATTTAGCATCACCTTTTAAGAAAATAGCGTTCCCGACGATGCCTGTTTTAGCTAAATCTGTAGCCTTATCGTTCCAAGGTAGGTCTAAGAGTAGACCTTCTTCGTTAACGAGCAACTGAGCATCAGGATCTGAAGGGCAATAGACTATTTGAACCATTCCCCCAACGTATTCTTGTGCTTCTTTTAAAGTCGGTCTTTCTTTTTTTGTATTATATACTGCGAACATTTTCTATTCCTTTCATATACTATTAATTACCATAAGGTACGGGATAGGTCAACCACTATTCTCTCTTGCAGTACGCGCCTCGTATGTACCATTTGCCATTGCACCATCCATAGTTCCGAGCCACTTTTTAGCTCCTCCCTGAGTAAGTCTATATACGTCAATTCTACCAGTTTCTTGAAGTTGGGTAACGGCTCCTTTGATTGTAGACTCACCGATTCCTTTTAAACCTATTACGCAAGGTTCTCTTAACGTGGCAACACGAATAGATTCAAACACGCCATCATCTTTACCACCTTTGGTGACTGCGTGACCGTTTTGCTCACATAGCTCGATAAACTGGTACATATAATCTATTCTTTGACGTATGGATGACGAGAGAGCTAAGTTACGAATATCTTGTGATCTATCCTCAAGTAAACCTGTGTCTTGATTACGAATAAAGTGACGTATATCCCGATTAGCTGGACCGTTTGATTTAACTACACCACCATCGAATACGGTATTTCGTGTATATGTTATATCCAGATCTTTACATCTTTGTCTCCCGATCTTCTCGTCTACTTGCCAGACGGAGAACGCAGACCGAACACCGTCTACAATAGCTGATGTACCTCTAATAAGGTTACGCGCCTGTTCTGGTGTTGTAATCGGCTCATTCTCTCTAATCTTAGCCATGTGGTGATTAACCATTACTGTTGCACCTGTTTCTGTGGATAGCTGTGCAAGCATACCCATGAAGGCCGCCCCTGCCGCTGGATCAGCGTTTATGTCTGCATGGACAAACGATGCCATTGGATCAGCAATAAACAGAGCTAAGTTATCAATTTCTAATATCTGTTCATAGAGCCTTTCGAACTCTGCTCCCATGACGTATGAATTATCTATCTTCTGCATCATAGGAAATACACCGCCCAAGTTAGGTAACGGAAGCACTCTCATATCGTGTTCGTAATCAAATCTTTTTCTCCTGGGATCTAGTCGCTCCACACGTCTGTGCAATTCGTCTTTATCATCCTCCGCTGTCATAATGACTACATTACCATGCGTAGATACTAATCCCCCGAAGGAGCTTTGCATTGAGAACCCAGACGCTACTTTCATAGCGAGATCAAGTGTCATCATTCCTTTTCCCGAATCACCAGCCGCTGCAAAAACGACAGGTACGCCCAGAGGTATTGTATCTGCGATCAGAAACTTCTGTTCTGGTGCTTTACCTACAAACATTTCCGATATGAGTAAGCTGTTATCTTTTAAAGAAATATTCTGTTTAGTTTTGTGCTGTGGTTCATTTAAGAACTTATTGATGTCAAAACCTTCTGTGATTGCATCAGAAACGTCCCACTTCTCAGGCTTACCCCTTGGTGGCGACAGCATTGTTACAGACTTAGCCCCTGCTTTGGAGGATAAATCTTGGACTAACTTTGCAATCTTTATGCCTGCACTATCATTGTCAGGCCAGATAATAACCTGTTTACCCTGTAATGGAGAGAAGTCGTAACTTGGAGCTGACTTAACAGATAACATACCTGCACCCCCTAAGTTACAGGTTGCTGTGTAGCCCATAGCTTTTAGATCATCTGCACATTTCTCACCTTCAACCCAGATAACGCGCTCTGCTTCCAGAATGTCTGGAATGTTGTACAAGGGACGAGTTTCGGGCATTTTAGGATATGTGCTTTGACCTGAGAACTGTCTAAATTCTTTTTTGGCCTTGCCGTCCGATCCTCGCATAATCTCACCCGAATCATCTTTGGATATGTATCTACGGACAGAGCAAATGATCTCACCATCTTCCGATACATAGAAATGCTCACCATCAAAAGGAGTGTTAATATCTATCTGAACTTTAGCTTTAGCTGGAGCTGGCGCATCTAAATTAGGTTTTATCGGGTTTTCTGGTGGTCTGGTGTATTCTGGCCCATCTAAATAGTCACTAAAATATTCCGTAACATCTCTCAGGGTCATTCCTCGACCCTCCATCATAATCTTTGCGATACCTCCGATACCCTCACTGGTACTAAAATCCATACCCTGCATAAAGTCAGCACGGTTAGAATCTACAGAAATTTTTAGAGATTTTCCGACCTCACCGTTTAGCGATCCGATCTCAAATTGAGTGCCTCTGATAACACCGTTTGGGTATGTATCCACCAGTGCTTGCAACTGTATGCTACGAGGCACTTTGTCACTGATTTCTTCTGCTAAATTACTGGATTTAGTATTGCTAAGTCTTATTACTACCATTATTCTGTACCCACCACATAAAGTTCGTTTTAATCTAGGAGGGTGATGTTTACCGACATTTCACCCTCCACTTTTTTCATTTCAGTTCTTCTCCCCAACACGAGTCTTGATACTCGCAGAATTTGCATAAAAAGAAATCTCTACTTTGTGCTATGCGAGGTAGAATGTCATTTGCTTTTATACTAGTCAAGATGTCTACTGCCTTATCGCTTGCTTCTTGAGCAAGTTTTTTATCAAACGGAACTAACTCATAGTAAACTTCACTGGTATTTTTATTAACAACTGTGAATAAACAATCGTTTTCCGTAAGATCCATGTAGGCTTGATAGAGTGCTATCTGAGTCGCATAAACCTTATTTGTTTTAGCAACACCGTGCTTTACAAACTCTTTAAACTTTCTATCATTCGCAGATTTGTTTTCCCACAAGGCAGGATACCCAATAGGTACTGGCCCAGATAATATAACACCATCTATGTGACCTTTTATTTGATCCTCTGCTATAGCGAACCCAAATTGCTTTCCAGACTTATCTTCTGTTTTTAAATCAAACTCTGCATCACGCAACCATTTAGCCGCGTAATCTTCGATCTCATGTCCGAACTGAAAAATACGCAATGTCTTTGCAGTAAATTCCCTTTCTGGATCAGAAGGATAGTTCATAAACCTATATTGTATTTTTCTGCT